GTTAGATGGCAAAATCCAATCGTCGTCCATATCGCAAACTACTTTACAATTAATAGCTTCGCGAATAGCGTTTAAATTATTATCCCAAAGTGAAATCCTGTTAAATAAAAGTATATCGTAATTAGTTGAAAGCATTTCTTCGGTAGGATAATTTGATATTACACCCTCGATTTTATCCATGTAGCCCATAGGCAAACAAACTCTGTGATAACCGCAACCGCTATTTGGGTGTGAAATTCCTAATATTTTCATTTTATATTATTTGCGATTATTCCAGATAAAAAAATAGTTGCCAAAAATTGACTTGTCAAAATTGGGCAAAAGAAAAGTATAACGGCAATCCAAACAGATAAGCACGTTAAACAATCTAAAGGCTTTAATCTTTGAAAACGTCCGTAGTTTAATTTGCGCTTAATCCAAAAAGGAATGCCAGCAATATGTATGAAATAATAACTAAATGAAATAGACGCGACGATGATTAACAATTTATCCATTTATTGCTTTTTTTAGTTCGTGTTTCATTTTTTTAACAACTGAAAAAACGTGATCCTTTGGAATATCAAAGTATTTAGCCACATCAACACACGAACGCAACTCAACATATTTATTAAAAATTATGCTTTCGTGTGCGTCTTTTGGCGTACCCTTCAATTTACTTTGCAATATACTTTCCGCAATTTGTACCGTTCTAAATGGTATTGAGTTTCCGTTTTGGCTGTTAATATAATCAAACGCTTTTTCAATTTCATTTTTTCTGTATTTGTTATAAAATGGACTGCGATTTGATGTACCCATAGTCCAAATTATTTGCATTGCAAAGCCTATTATATTGCCTTCCTTTGATATTTTTTTTAACTTGATGCAATCGTATTCAAGCAACACAATAGCCAATTCCTGTTTTAAATCGTCTTGAAGTTCTACGGGCTGAATTTTCCCGATAAGTTCGTTTATCTTGTCATTGTTATACAACTGCTCTATGATGTCGTTACAATTCACAAATTAAAGTTATAATATTATTTTTAATAACTCGTCAAAATTTTTTATTGTATCTATTTGTCCGTTCCAACTTAAATGAAAATCCAACTCCGCATCCGTTAATTTACGTGCTGAAGGTGGTTTTTTCCCATCCTTAATTTCGATTAGATAGTTAATGCCTTTGTAACCTATAACAATATCTGGAAAACCTTTTCCGACTTCGTGCGTACTAAATACGCTTAAGTTTGGTATTTTGCGAAGTCCTTTTATTATTTCGGCGTGGTTGCTATCCGTTCTTTTTATCATATTATAAACGGTCTAATTGTTATAACTCCAATCCCAAAACCCAAAGCAAATGCAATTGCAATGTATAATCTTTCTTTAAATGATTTGCACTCTATACTAAAATGATTCATCGGTAATGTCATTAATGGATTAACAAATGCCATTAGAAACATACCTGTCCAATTCTTATGCATAAGATAATGAAAACCTGCAATGCTATTTAATTCAAGCGCAAGCGCAGTAAAAAAAACAATCAATAATTTATATTTCATTTTCATTTTTTGTTTAGTTTAATAAAGTTATCAATAAAAGTTTCTACTTCGTTGCGCTGGGCTTCATTTAGATAAATTAATTTATCGTTAATACTTTCAATCATAAATGAGTCGGCCAATTCTTTTTTTAATATCGCCCTGTTTACAGGCGTTAATTTATGGTCTATTGAATTAATTATAATGTCGCATTTTATAATGTACGAATTAAATAAATCTTTTGTTGATGAAGCGCAGTCGCGTTTAACGTCCTCAAAATATATCTTTGCATTGTTAATGTGGTGCAATGCTTTTGCAAGTGAAAAAGTGTTATCGCTGAAATTCATTAAAATAGTTTTTGTTGTGATGTATGGTTGTTAATTCTTTTCATAGCATTATCAAAATATTCTTTGTCTAATTCGCAAGCGGTTAAATCAAAGCCGTAATCGTGGCAAGCTATTGCTATACTTCCTGAGCCTAAATGAGTATCAAATATTTTTTTTGCTTGATATGCGTACTTATTTAATATCCATTTGTATAATTGTGGTGGTTTTTGAGTTGGATGTAATTTTTCATTTTTGTTTAAATATGCTGAATATCTAAAAATTTTATTAGCACCATTAAAAGAAGTCCAAGCATATTCACAATCCGAAAATGATAATCCTTGCGGTACTTCTTTGTCCCAAATAATAAAATTATTGCAAATTCCTAAATTAAAATAATTGCCTCCCCAAATAATTTGATTTTTTGACACTCTAAATAATTCTTTAAAATAATTATCTTTTGGAATTTCAATGTCCCATTCTTTTGATTTCCATTTTCTATTTTTTATTTTAGATGCTTTTTTTGTTTTACCTATACCCATATTCATATTGGCTAAATTAATTCCATAAGGCGGGTCTACAATAGCTAAATCAAAATATTTATCAGGATAACGTGCCATTAAAACCATATTGTCTTCGTTTGTTATTGTGAGCATTTTAAATATTCGTTTATAAAAATTCGTTTAAAAATATTGTTTATTGTGCTCAAATCTTTGTCGCTGATTTTTTCAAAATTATTAGCCTTTAATTTTAGAAAATCCGCATAAGGTTGCTTTTCGCCAAATAGCTCAAAATTTCGCCTTAATTCGTTTTCGTGTACTCTTACCGCCCTACTATAATAATCAGCCTTTAAATCGTCTGTAATAGCGTGGAGAGAGTATTTTAAAAGCCAATCATACAAGTACAAAGGTAAAATTTTAAAATCGTAATCTTTTTTACGCCATTCCTCAATTTCGTTTAATCGTTCTTCGTCGGTCATCTGGTAAGCGATTTCTTTTAATTTCGGCGGTGGCGTTGCTAATATGCGCTCATTGTTAAAAATTCGGTAAGCGTCCATTATTTTACAAAAGTATGGGAGTGTAAATTGATCGTAGTGTTTGACATCAACGTCAAGTTTTCCGGTAACTGCTAATTCAAACGCTTCGATTATTTCTGTGGACAATTTATGTCCAAAATTTTTTTTAATAAAAGTAACGTTAAACATATCTTCTTCAGCTGTTGGGTATTGCACTTTTCGAAGTCCAATTAAAAGAAATATCCTGTGTAGTATTGGGATTATATCAGCGTTGGATAAGTTGATAATTTTCGTCGAGTTCTGGCATTCCATTTGCCCATCGGTTTGCGTATTCGTTTTGTAGTTGCTGATTTGTTGGTTTTGCATTTTGATTTTGTTTTAGTTCAAATAATCCTTTGTAGCCATTTGCGATTGATACGTTAATTATTTCGCGCGCGGTAATCTGATTTTCATTTGATAATTTGTAAAGATGGTTAAATGCGATTTGTTCGCTTTCAATAGTTTTGTATGTGAATTTATGATTTGTTTTTTTGTAATCAATCCACGTATTCCAATCTTTTAAAAAATCTTCACTAAAATTATTAGTATTAATAATTTCTTTTATTTTTATTTCTTTTTCTTTCTTTTCTTTTATAGCATTGCCTTCGCTATGCGTTCGCATTGCGTTCGCATTTATTTCAGGTTTACTCCAGCGTTTTTTCGCGCTGTTGCTGGCTTTTGCGCTTTTATCTTGGCGCTCCTGTAATCTTGCTTTTACGCCGTTTGATGAAAAGTAACCCCCTTCAATAACGAATAAATCAAAATCATTAATTATACTTTTAACGATTGTTTCTTTGGTATGTAATTCGTACGCAATGCTTTCGTAATGCAACTGCAATGCGTTCGCATTATTATAAAGGTCTTCAACGATTGCCCAATACAAACCGTAACCGAGCAACCCGTGTTTGTGCAATAGCTTTTTTATTTTGCTATCGCTTCGCGTGTTGTAATTGTGCTGAAAATAAAATGATTCCATAAATAAAAAAAAGGGTTAATTAATGGTGGTATCATTAAAAAACCCTTTAAAAGTGAAATTAAAAATTTCGGTTAGGATACCACCTCTAAACGAAATTGAACACAAATATACTAAAATTTAAAATACCGCAAAGAATTAAATACGTGTAAATGAGTATTTTTTAAAAGCGTTCGCATCGTTTCATCAGTTGTAACCCAATTATATAATTCGTCTCGGTTATAAATAATTGTTGAATGATCTCGCTTGCCCATTATTTCAGCAATTCGATTTAAGGAATATTTAAATGATTCTTGATTTAATAACAAATCAACGATTATCATTCTGGCAATTACTAACTCCGATTTTCTGCATTTACTTAATACGTCCGATTCTTTTAAGTTTAAATATTCACACGCTTTGCGTATAATTTCAAAATGGTTTAAATTGACTTCAGGCGATTCCAATGGATGCTCAACACAGGGCTTGCAAAGTATCATAAATAAAATTTTAACTCCATAACGTCGGAGCGGTTTTTTCTAATTTTGTTTTCTCAAAACCAAAGTTTTTAATATCCTCTTTGATTTGTTTTTCAGCTAATAACCAATCATTCGCTTTTGTCCAAAATTCTTTTTTAATTTCAAAACCAAAGCCTTTACGGTTTAATCTTTCCGCAGCTATTAAAGTCGAGCCACTTCCAGCGCACGGGTCAATAACTACATCGCCTTCATCTGTAAAAATTTCAATTAATTTTTTTAATAATTCAACAGGCTTTTGCGTTGGATGTATTTTTTCGCTTTCATTATCTCTTGGCCAGTCAATGCAATTAAAAATCATTTTACCGTTGTTTCTAAACTTTGGCAATCTATCGCGATATAAAACTAATCCATATTCGCAATTACCAACAATTTTCATATTTGCTTTTAATACCTGAGCGGAAAAGTTTTTGCGAAAAACTAAATTAATGTAATTATTTAACCCGTATCGCTTTGCCAATTCAATCAAATACATTTGCTGGTCAAAAGCGCAAAAGATTATCATACACGGCGCATCGCCTTTTTGCCTCGCTTCGCCTTCAACCTTTACTTTTTTAGTTTCTGATTTCAACATAGTACTGCAAAAGTGCATAAATTCAGCTGGTCTAAAATCTTCATCCGTATCAAAAAAACTTTTACCAGCCAATGCGCTTTCGCCGTTTTCATTATCGCCATCTTTATACCATGCTGGGTTTGAAGCGTAAGCATTATTACCTAAATTGTATGGTATATCGGCAATAATTAATTGCGCTTTTGGTACTAAATATCTTTTGTAGTTTTGGAAATGGTCTCTATAAATCATAAATAAAATTTTAAGCCGTTTACACTATTTAATATCGCCTCGCTTCGTTGCTCCAACGATTCTATTTGTAAAGCAATTTCATTTTTATCGTAGCTTACATAATAACCGTTACTGGTTGCGATAATAGGCAGTAACGATTTTGAGCGAATATAGTTACAATATTTGCGAAGTTTAACGCCTGTAAATTTTTCTTTTTTATATGGTCTTAGGTTTACCATATCAACAAGTTGCTCAGATTTTAAAGGATATTTTTTACTGCAATTTTTTAATAATTCCATTATGTAAATGGTTAGCTGCTTTTCTTCATCTGTTAAATAAGCCGTGATTTCTTCAAAGTTTGTTATCATTTTTTTGTTTTTGAAAGGTTTGAAAATAGAGTGGGGAATCGTACACTCTTTGAGTTTTCAACTATTGCAACGTTTATAAAATCTGCAATAATCTTTACTTTTTCCCCACTCTTTGCGTAAATGGTTTTTTTATTATAGCTAACTACATCGTTTATAATAAACATTATTTACTTATCGTGGTTTTAATGCTTGTTGTTGATGTTTTTGCCGGTGGATATAAAGTAACTAATTCATCGCTAAATAAAACTTCCATAGGGTGTTTTAAAGCCTTAAGGAACGTTTGGCGTTCTTTAATCTTATACTCGATAATCGCTTTTTGTTCTTCGAGTTCTTTTAACTCAATATCGCCTGTTAATGAGTAATCATATTTTGTACCAACTTCGGCAACTTCAAGTTTTGTTCCAGATGCCGTAACGTGCGATTTGCCGTACTTTGAAACCTCGTTCAAAATGTAATCTTTGTAATTGGCGTTGTCTTTAATTTCCTTAATTAATAGATCCATTTTTGCAAGGTTTTCCGCGAGTTGAATAATGTTACCGCTTAGGCATACATTATCAACTACTTTGTTTGCTAAATACTGAATATTTGCTTTGCTGATTTGTTCGTTAATTTCTGGTAACATTTGCTTCTTTATTTATGTTTAAAAATATTGTTTCGGTTTCTTTATTCAATTTGTATTTTTCTTTGATTTTTGCAACCAATCCACCGCCTTGAACGTATGCGATAGCTTTTTCGTATTCCGCAGTTCCTTTGTTTAACCACTTTTTGCCATCGTCTTTAACAGGCGTTTCAACTTTTCCGCTGGCTTTGTTACCGTCATCATCGCTCATTATGTCATCTATTTGCAGATTTAAAATACTGCTTATGCAATAACGTCGAGCATAAGTAATGCAACTTCCCTTATCCTGTGGAGTATCTTTTACAGGTTTCATTGTATAGGTTGCATCAATCCATTGCCCAGATGTATGCATCAATAAACAATAAAGGGAGTTTTCATCTATTGGAAACATTGTGAGCGCCAATCCGCTTTCAGCTAACGGCTCGGTAATGGCTTCAATAATTTTAGGTAACGATGCGTAGGTTGATTTAAAGAAAGGGTTTTTTGCATCTTTTTTAATCCCTTCGCATTTCACGTGGAATAAAATTAAGCCTTTGGCTAATTCGTTGATTTCGTTTGATTTCATTTTGTTTAGTTTTTAGTATCTGATAAATTTAATTGTTGGATTTTCTTTAATAATCTTCGATATGTGTTGTTCTTTTAGCATTAAATCTATTATAAAACTCCATTTTTCTTTTGTTTTCTTTATTCTCTTTTCGCGTTTGTTTGGTAAAAAAGATTTTTCCATAAAATAAAATTATTAAAAGTGGGATTGAAATAAATAAAATTACCATATAAATTGAGTTAAAATTGTTTGTAGATTTGATTCAATTCTATTTAATGATTTTTCAAAGTCAATACAAGTAGTACTGATAAAATCGTATAAATCTTCTTTTTTATATTCGTATTCCATTTCGTCCCAATAATTTTGAAAGGTCAAAATATAAGCGCGTGTTAATAGTTGCCCTGTGCTCATATCGTTTGCTTCAAAATATAACTTTTCGTGGCGATCTAAATACGATTTAAATTTATCAACCGGAACAATAATTGAATTTTCAACAAAGTTGTTTTTTTCGATTTGAACAATAATGTTATCGTCTTTTAATACGAAATCAATTATTTCAAATAGTGGCTTTTTTTTCATTTTGTTTTAATTTAGTTAGTATATAATTTTGTAACATTTTTGAAGCGGTTAATTTTCCACCGAGCAAATTAATTTGATTCTCGGATAAGTAAACAATTAAAGGTTTCTTTTTTTGTTCTTCTGGGATTGGCTTGCGCCCTCTTTTTTGTGTCATAGTTTTATAGTTGGTTAAAAATTGAATCGCCTAATAAAGCGAGAATAATAATGATTGTAACTGTGATTGCGTCTTTTGTAGATTGTTTCATTTGTTTAGTTTTTAGTTTTTAAAATTGTGCGTTGCAGTCGCACCCCTGTATTTTTTATGCAGATTTTTTTAATTTCTCTAATTGTGTAATTGTTATTTGAGTTGCTTTTGAAGTTGAGAAATCTAAAGAAAAACCTAATTTTAAAAATCTTTCTAAATTAATTGCCCAAAGTTGTTTTGCAATAACATTAAATTCTTTTTGAGTTGTAATCGCTTGTACTAAGTTTGTAATTGTTATCATTTTTTTTAGTTTTTGTTTGTTTGATAAATCAAAGATACAACTTTATTTCATTCTACCAAATAAAAATAAAATATTTTTTTATTTTTTTTATGTTGTTTTGATAAAACTCAATGCAGTATTGAATTACAGGCGAAAAATAATTTTTAAAAAAAAGCCCCGATGTAGAAACATCAGGGTTAAAACCTTTAAAAAAGCCATAACGTAGAAACGTTTAGCCGTTATATTCACTAAACAAACAAAACTAAATCTTAAAATATAATTCCGCTTCAGCTATTCGCCTGCGCGTTAATCCTTTTAACTCTATTAATTGCCCACCAACTCGCGCTTTATTCCATTTCATAAACTCAGCTTTAATGCTCGCGTCATTTGGGTTTGCAACTATCTTTTTTTTCAGCGTTGATTTTGCAAAAGCACCGATTCCTAAATTAAACACAAATGATAAACAAGCGTCAAATTGATTCTGGTTTAAATGTAATCCATGCAAAGAAAAAGCCTTATTTCTTAGCTCCCACATTAATAACTCATTCGCTTGTTGTTCGTTGATTGTATCGGATAATTTAACCTTTAATCCTGTTGTATACATTGTTGAGCCGTAGCCGATTGTAGGTACTCCTGCCGGGCATAAATACGCCTTTGGTTTATAACCCTCAAACAATTTAATTAAGTTAATACAATTTTGCGATGCTGTCATTTTGTAAGATTTTTACATTATTTCTTAAGTTGTAATATATTACCAATGATTGCACATAAAAAAGCTATTATAAGCCACGTTATAAACCTATTCTTTGCCGTAACTTTATTTTGCAATTTAGTATTCAATTCCTTTGATCCGATTAGTTTTTTATTAACATCAATTAACTCCAATTCGCACGCTTTTATTTCAGCACTATCTTTAATTGTCTTATTGATCGTGTTTGTTTTATTGACATATTTTAAAACCGCACTACCTTTTATGTATTTTGTAATCAGTATTGTATCTTTTGCCTCATAACCCGGACATTCAATAATTATATAATTAGTATCAAAACTTGTAATTGTATCAACTTTTGATATTACACACGGGAACGTATCGCGACAAAATTTGGCAAGGAGTTCGGGGTGTTTTTCATTTAATTTGTCAAGTTTTTTGCTTGGATTACACGACCAAATCGTTATCGTCGTCAGGGCTAATATCAAATATTTCATTGTATATCGTGTTTATTGATTCGCTTATAATTGCTATCGCTTGAAATTGTATTGTTTTAATCGTTTGTCGTTCTTCTTCATCCATTAAACCCATATCGAGCAAATCAACCGCACCCAGCGCATTAAAAGCCGACGCTATAAATTCGCTGCTTTTATCTTCGTATTCAATTTCAATTTCATTATCTAAAATTTCTTTTAACATAATTTGCCTTTTATTATTGAATAATTTTTAACTGTATAATCTCCGTCGGATGCGATTTGTATGTGAGCAAAGCCGTGCATTGTATTACCAACTAAAGGCGAATAATCAGCCCTTAATTCACAAAGGCAACCAGTACTCCAGCAACTTATTATTTTGCCGTCTAAATCTGTTTCGGGGTGGTGGCTTGGTCTATGTAGGTGTCCAACAATTAAAGATTGCTTTGCCCTTAAGAATGCGCCACGCGAAGGATTTACAGGCGTAAACGCTCCCTTAAAAATATGGTGTCCGTGTGTTATTGATAATTTTCCAGCCTTAACCAAAACTTTGTCGTCTAATATTTTAACGCCTACTGAATTTAATTGTAATCTTTCCTCTAAAAAAAAGTAATCGTCGTTCCATATCTCGCGCACCTTTGAATATAAAAACTTTTCCCACCTGATACAATGGTTACCTTTTAACCAATAAATTAAAGCCTTTGGAAACGCTTTGCGTAATTGAACTAAAAACTCCCGCGTCGCGTCGAATTCCTGTTTTATACTTCGTTTCTTTGGATCGCTTTCAAACTTAGAAACCTGATGCATATCAATTAAATCGCCATTGATAAAAATGGTATTTACTTTTTCTTTTTTGCCGTAATCCAGCGCTAAAGTAATTGCATCAATATTGTGGTAAGGGATATGCAAATCCGATATAAGCAATATGTTGTTACAGCATACAGGCAATATAAATGGATCTCGTTTTTCTTCATAAGATTCTGGTAAATTGTAAGGGTTTAAAGGTCTATTTTCTTTCATAAAAAATTCTTTATTTTTTACCCATTTACGATTTAAATTACCTGATTTACCCTCAATAATTCTTAAAGATGACCTACAATGTTCTATATCTTTAAATGTTAAATTATTTTCGGCATACATTATCCTCGCTAATTTTAACGTTGGATAGTTTGGATATTTTTTTCTATAATCTCGAGCAATATCAATTTTCTTTGCCAAATAATTTACCAGTTGAATTAGTAAATAAGTTTTTCATAATGTACGCAAGCGCTGAAGTAAGCGCCATTGTTCCAATAGCTTTCCAATCAAATACTAAACTTCCAGCCTCAACGGTTTGATAAACAACAGTAATTACTGAAGTTAAAACTGCCATAATTAAACCTTTTAAAAAGTCGTTCGAATTAAGATTAAATAAAGTGCTGTTCATAATTTTTACTTTTTTGATTTTTTATAAATAGAATAAACGCCACTAATAATAGCAATAAGCGATGCAATAAAAGTTAATACAGGTTGAATATCGCTTAATGATATAACTGCGCAAAATCCGCTAATTGCCGTTAATGGTGGGTTATGTTGATTCATTAAATATAGTTTAAATATTGTGCATTGTCTGGGATTACATCTTCGCTTATTTCAAACAATTCAGGGTGTTCAACTATTGAAGGGTGTTGGCTTAATGGCAACATCCAATCACTTGTATTTACAACCGTATAAGCTATTTCAATTCCCT